AACAAGCCGATGGGTTTTTTGAGCTACAGCACTGTTGAAGATGCGAGCTGGGAGTGGGGCAAAATCGGCCATATTGAAACGGGCGTTGCGGGCGCACTGCCTGCTGCTGACCCATCCGATAAGCTCATCGAACTCATTTATGCGTTGAAGGCTGGTTATCGTCAGAACGCTAATTTTGTGATGAACCGCAAGACGCAGAGTGTGCTGCGTAAGCTCAAAGATGCAGACGGCAATTATCTTTGGCAGCCGCCAGCGGCTGTTGGTGAAAAGGCATCGCTGATGGGCTTTGGTCTCGTCGAAGCCGAACATATGCCGGACATTGCTGCCGATGGTACACCGATTGCTTTTGGTGATTTCGAGCGTGGCTATTTGGTTGTTGATCGTATCGGTGTGCGCGTGTTGCGCGATCCATATTCTGCCAAGCCGTATGTGCTGTTCTACACCACCAAACGCGTTGGCGGCGGTGTGCAGGACTTCGATGCGATCAAGCTTCTGAAGTTCGCGGCCTGATTTTTTTGCAATGCCGCTACACGATCTACCTGCCGGTTTTGGCAGCTAGATTCAATTTGCGAACGCGTTGAATCTCTTTCTGGGGTGCCATGCGTAACTATCTGATTTGAGAGTTATTTAAGGGGAAAATACATGACAATGTTTCTTGTCACGCCGCCGGCGCTGGAGCCGGTGACGATTGCAGATGCACGCGCATTTTTGAGAATTTCGACTGAAAGCGAAGATGAGATCTTGCGTCGTATCATCAAAACAGCGCGCGAGATGGTCGAGGCGGATACAGGGTTAGCTTTGGTTGACCAAACATGGCGTTTGCGCGTTGATCGCTGGCCGCGCTCAGGTCGTTTGGCGCTATTCAAATATCCGGTGAAGCTCGTGACATCCGTGGTGGCATATCTTCCCGATGGCAGTGCGATCATCATGGAACCAGAAGAGTTCATGCTTCAGCATGGGCGCCGTCCGCAGCGCGTTTACATGGCACAATACCCCGACGCACAGACGTTCTGTGGTCTGGAGATCGACTTCATTGCGGGCTTTGGGGAAACCGGCGTTGAAGTGCCGGATGCGCTCAAGCAGGCTATTCTGACGCTCACTGCATATCTCTACGAAAACCGTGCGGGTCTTGCTGAATCAAAAGCAGAACTGCCTGCCATGGTTGGACAAATGGTCGATAGCTGGCGGCGCATATCTCTATGAACAATGTCCTGTTTATTGATCCGGGACAGCTCACGGCAGAGCTGGCCCTTGAAGCCATGCAGCCGGTTGCTGATGGCATGGGTGGTTATCGAGAGACGTGGTCAGAAATTGGAACAGTGTGGGGGCGCATTGAGCCTGTCTCCACCAGTCAACGGGACTTTGGCATTCGCCCACGTCCGGAAGTAACCCATCGTATTCTGGTGCGTTTTCGAGACGATATTTCCTCAGACAAACGCTTTCGCAAAGGCGGACGCATTTTTTCGCTTCGCGCAGTTCACGATGCGGATGAACGGGGGCGTTATCTCATCTGTTTGGCAGTCGAGGAGGGGCGATGAATGCGACGATGAAACTGACCTTTGACGGTCTTATACGCGCTTTGCGGTTCCGGCAGACGGCAGTGCGGGAAGATATTTCTCTCGGGCAGTTGGATGCCCGACATGAAAGTAAAAAATCAAGCGGGGAACAGAATGAAGAATGGCGCGGCAGCATTGCAGAAAGCACTTTATGACGCCTTGAAGAACGACGAAGAACTCATTGAAACACTCGGCGGTGAACATGTTTATGATCACGTTCCGCCCAAAACCGCTTTTCCTTACATTACGCTGGGTGAAACGCTTAGCAAGGACTGGAACACGGCCAGCGAACGAGGCGGCGAGCATTTCCTTAATATCCAGATATGGGCGCGCGAGGCAGGGCGCAAACGCGTACTCGACATTGCCGGGCGCATCGCTACGCGTCTCGATGAAGAACCGCTCAATCTGGATGGTCATCGAGTCATTAATCTGATGCTGACCGAAGTTCTGGCGCGCAACACAGACGGATTTGGCAGCTATCTCGGCACTATGCGCTATCGAGCTGTGACCGAACCGGCAAATTAGAGCACATCCCGAAAAGTGGGAACCGGTTTTCGGACAAGATGTGCGTAAAACAAAAAGATAGAGCCAGGAGCAAAATATGACAGCTCAACGCGGCAAGGATATCTTGCTGAAAATTACGCACGGCACAGGGCAGTTTGAAACCTGCGCTGGTCTACGCACCAAGCGCATTGCCTTCAATGCCGAAACCGTCGATGTGACGGATGCAGACGCCGCCGGTCGCTGGCGGCAATTGCTGGCGGGCAGCGGTGTTCAGCGCGCTTCGGTCAGCGGATCAGGCATCTTTAAGGATGCTGAGTCGGATGCGTTGATCCGTACAATCTTCTTTAATGGTGAAATCCGCGACTGGCAGATTGTGTTGCCGGATTTTGGTACGATCACCGGGGCGTTTCAGATCGTTGCTCTGGAATATGGCGGCAATCACGATGCGGAAGTAACCTTTGAAATTGCGCTTGAGTCTGCAGGGCTGATTGCCTTTGGAGAAGTGCTGTGATGGTCAATCGCCATCGCGGCGAGGTTGCGGCACAACTCGATGGTCGCGACTGGACTCTCTGCCTGACGCTGGGTGCGCTGGCACAGCTTGAGTCTGCTTTTGAGGTAGACAATCTTTCCGACCTGATTGCACGCTTTTCCAGCGGCAAGCTTTCGGCCTTCGATATGCAACGCATTATCTGCGCGGGACTGCATGGTGGCGGACACGATGTGCCGCTTGAAGACGTGGCTGAAATGCGTGCTGATGGCGGTGCAAGCGGCTATGCGCGCATTGTTTCAGCACTGCTGACCGCTACCTTTGGAACCGCAGAAAGCGATTCTCCTTCAAACCCTTAAGTGCCGCAGTTGAATCATCTCCTTCATGTCAGCCTTTTCCCTGGGAAGAGGTTATGCGGGTTGGATTTGGTCTGCTGCGGCTTTCCTCAAAAGACTTCTGGGCAATGACCCCACGCGAACTTGGCGCTGTTCTCAGCCCCGTTTCGCAGAGCAAAAATGCTCCGTCGCGCGCGACACTCGATTCGCTGATGCATGCCTTTCCCGACAGGTGATTAAACATGACAGATGAAACTGTAACCGTTTCCGTTGAGGCGGATACGAGCGCTTTTGATCGCGCTTTGACCGATCTTGAAAAGCGCTCGACAAGCTTTGGAATAAGCCTGACGACTGCCCTTAAAAGTGCTGTCGTGTCAGGTAAAGGACTGGAGGATGTGCTGCGCGGACTTGCGAGCAGTCTGGCGGGGTCGGCATTGTCAGCTGGACTTCAGCCGCTACAGAGTCTGGGCTCTTCGTTGATTACGGGCGTGTTAGGCGGCATCCGGGGCATCATGCCTTTCGCAAAAGGTGGGGTGGTTTCAAGCCCTACTTATTTTGGTATGGGAAATGGATCGCTGGGTTTGACTGGCGAGGCGGGCGCGGAAGCGATCCTTCCGCTGGCGCGTGGTGCTGATGGCAGGCTAGGCGTTGCCACAGGCGGCAGTGGCGCTAAGCCTGTGCAGGTCGTTTTCAACATGACATCGCCTGACGCATCTTCCTTCCGCAAATCCGAAGCGCAGCTTTCTACCATGCTTGCCGGTGCGGTGCGCCGCGGCGCCCGGAGGATGTAGATGGAAGCTTTTCACGATGTTCGCTTTCCGCTGGGCGTATCGTTTGGTTCAACCGCTGGAACCGAATGGCGCAATGAAATTGTTACGCTCACCTCAGGCATGGAAAAGCGCAATGCACGCTGGGCGCATTCGCGCAGGCATTTTGATGCAGGCACAGGCTTGTGTTCGCTGGATGATCTGAAAACAGTGCTTGCCTTTTTCGAGGCACGGCGCGGATCGCTGCATGCATTCCGATTTCGTGATCCGTTTGATTTTTCCTCAGCAAACGGAACTGCCGCGCCCTCACATGATGATCAGCGCATTGGAACCGGCGACGGTGCGACAGCGCGCTATCAGCTTGCCAAACAATATGAAGCTTACAGCCGCCCGGTCACACGTCCCGTCATGGGATCGGTGCTGATTGGCGTTGAGGGTGTGAAGCTTAATGAGGGCGAGGCTTATACGCTCGATCATGCCACTGGGATTGTAGTTTTCACTCAAACTTATGTGCCAGCCGAGGGCGCTGAGGTTACGGCTGGTTTTCTGTTCGATGTGCCGGTGCGCTTCGACACAGATCGCCTGACAGCCAGCATTGCCTCGTTTCAGGCGGGTGAAATTCCGTCAATTCCCATCATTGAGGTCAAGGCATGATCCCTGTTCCCGCGCAACTTGAATCACATCTGAAGGGCGAAGTAACAAGTCATTGCTTTGCATGGCTTATCAGACGTTCCGATCAAGTGGTCATGGGCTTTACGGACCATGACCGGACGCTTGATCTTGATGGCATTTCCTGCGAACCGCTGACAGGTCTTAATAGTAGTGAAGCCACGTCGACGCTTGGCCTTGCAGTCGCCGGTGGCGATGTGGAGGGCGTGTTGTCCTCTTCACGCATTAGCGAAACGGACATCGAGCAAGGGCGCTTTGATGGTGCTATTGTTGAAAGCTATCTCGCCAACTGGAATGCGCCGGACCAGCATATGCTTTTGCGGCGCTGGACGGTGGGCGCGATCACTCGTTCAGGCGGTCGCTTTGTGATGGAGCTGAAGGGCGTTGCGGCGGCCTTTGATGCTGTCTGCGGCAGGCGTGTTCTGCGCCAGTGCGATGCCGTACTGGGTGACACACGCTGCGGCGTTAACATCAGTGATCCGTGTTTTTTTGCGAATGGTTCGGTGGCGAGCGCGGAGGGTGCTATGTTGAGCGTCGCAGGTCTTGAAGGTTTCGCTAGCGGCTGGTTTACGCATGGGCGGCTCACATGGACAAGCGGCGACAATAAGGGCGCATCGGTGCGCGTTGTAGCACATAGCAGCAACAATCTGAGCCTTACAGAGCCACCGGTGCTCGCTGCAAAATCGGGCGATACGTTTCATCTTGTTGCTGGATGCGATAAAAGCTTTGCCACCTGTAAGGCGAAGTTTGCCAATGGCACGAATTTTCGTGGTTTCCCGCATCTCCCCGGAAATGATGCTGCCTTCGCCTATGTCAGTGGTGGCAATGAATATGATGGGAGTGCACTGGTCCCATGATGATTGCTGATAAGGTTCTCACCGAGACTGAGCTCTGGATTGGCACACCCTATCGGCACGGCGCTTCTACGTGTGGCATAAGCTGTGATTGTCTTGGTTTGGTGCGGGGCATCTGGCGCGCGCTTTATGGTGTAGAGCCGGAGACGCCTGCTACCTACGCGCCGGATTGGGCTGAGGCAGCAATAGGTGAGCCGCTGATCAAGGCGGCATCCCGGCACATGCAGCAGCGCAGCGATACTAACCCGCAACCGGGCGACTTACTCATCTTCCGCTGGCGCTCCGATGTGGCTGCCAAGCATCTTGGCATTATGGCGCGAGAGAACCGTTTCATCCATGCCTATGAGGGGCATCGCGTCATGTCTTCGGCACTGGTGCCACAATGGCGCAAGCGTATCGCCGGGATTTTTATTTTCCCTGAACCAGAAAGTTAAGCAATGGCGACTGTTGTTCTGCAAGCCGTAGGCGCTGCCGTTGGTGGTATTTTTGGCCCCGTGGGTGCTGCCATTGGCGCGGGGCTTGGCGCGATGGGTGGCTATGCCATCGACACGGCTATCATCAATTCAACCCGTCATATGGAAGGCGCACGCCTCAATAGCGGCCGCGTTGCAACCGCGGAAGAAGGGGCGGCTTTGCCGTTCGTCTATGGGACGGCACGGCTTTCTGGCACATTAATCTGGGCTACACGTTTTGAGGAAAAGAAAACCACAGAGCGGCAGGGCGGCAAGGGCGGACCCAAAGTCACCTCCTATAGCTATTTCGGTAATATGGCTTATGCGATCGCGGAAGGTGAAATCGCTGGTATTCGCCGTGTCTGGGCTGATGGGCAGGAGCTTGATCTCACCGAGATCGAAATGCGTATTTATCATGGCACCAATACACAGCAGCCAGATCCACTGATTGAAGCCAAGCAGGGCACAGGCAATGCCCCCGCCTATCGGGGAACAGCCTATGTGGTTTTCGAGCGCATCCCGCTTGATGTCTATGGAAATAGACTGCCGCAATTCCAGTTCGAGGTTCTGCGTCCTGTCGGAAAAGTCGCGCGTGATGTGCGCGCTATAGCTCTTATTCCCGGCTCTACAGAATTTGGTCTGTCACCATCCCCCGTTACCGATCAGCCTTTTCCGGGTGAACGCAGAACACTCAACCGCAATGCAAAACGTGGACGCAGCGACTGGACCGTCGCGATGGACGAATTGCAGGCGCTTTGTCCTCAACTCAAGCATGTGGCAATTGTTTTGCCATGGTTTGGCAATGATCTGCGCGCAGGATCATGCCAGATCAGGCCGGGGGTGACACATCAGAGTTCGTCGTCATCCAGTCAGACGTGGAAAGTTGAGAATGTCACGCGTAGCGGCGCGCATCTGATCTCCACAAGCGGCGAGGGCGCTGCCTATGGTGGTACACCATCTGATCAGAGTGTGATCGATGCCATCCGCGATGCAAGATCGCGCGGCTTGAAAGTAACGCTATATCCCTTCATCATGATGGATATTCCGGCTGATAATCAGCTGCCGTCTCCTGATGGCGGAACAGGGCAGTCAGTCTATCCGTGGCGCGGGCGTATCACCTGCTACCCTGCCATTGGTGTTGCTGGCTCGCCGAATAAGACCGCAGAAGCCGCCAGTCAGGTCGCAGCTTTCGTTAATGGAACATGGGGTTACAGGCGTTTTCTGAATCACTGTGCGAGTCTTGCGATGCAGGCAGGTGGAGTGGATGCATTTTTGCTCGGCTCTGAACTGCGCGGTCTTACCAGCATCCGTGAAAGCCGCGAGAGTTTCCCGTTTGTCACCCATCTTTGCGCTTTAGCTGCTGAAATGCGCGCCAAACTTGGAGCTAGCTGCCGCATCAGTTACGGTGCGGACTGGACCGAATATTTTGGTTATCAGGCGCAGGACGGCACCGGTGATCTTTATTTTAACCTGGATTCGCTATGGGCGCATCCGGGAATAGATGCGATTGGTATCGACAATTATATGCCGCTTGCCGATTGGCGTGACAGCGATCTTGATGGCGGTAATCCCGATGGCTTTGAAGGCGCTTATGACCCTGATGGTTTAAGCAATAACATCGAAGCGGGTGAAGGCTTTGACTGGTATTATGGAAGCCAAGAAGATCGGGAAAAGCGTAATCGCACGCCTATCACCGACGGCATGGCAGGCAAGCCGTGGGTCTATCGCTACAAGGATATTCGTTCGTGGTGGAGCAACCCGCATTATAACCGTGTGGATGGTGCGGAAGTGTCCGCGTCAACAGGATGGGTTCCGCAATCAAAGCCGGTTTGGTTTACTGAACTCGGCTGTCCAGCTGTCGATAAGGGGCCGAACCAGCCTAATGTCTTCCCAGATCCGAAATCGTCGGAAAATGCGACGCCCTATTTCTCAAATGGTTCGCGGTCTGATATTGCCATGGATCGCTTTTTGCGGGCGCATTATCAGTATTGGCCGGAGAATAATCCTGTCTCGCCTGTCTATGGCGGGCCGATGCTCGACATGGATCGCATCTATCTTTGGTCATGGGACACGAGGCCGTTCCCTGAATTTCCGCTCAAAGGTGATGTGTGGGGCGATACGCCAAACTGGCGGCTGGGTCACTGGCTCAATGGCCGTATCAGCGGGATTGCGCTCGATGAACTCATTGCTGCAATTCTTGCGGATTTCGGTTTGCCCGATGCTGAATGCTCGGGCGTTGATGGTCATCTGACTGGCTTCGTGATTTCAGAACCCGGCACCGCGCGCGGTGTTCTGGAACCGCTGATGAATGTGTTTGGCATTCATGGCTTTGAGCAAGCGGGCAGATTTGTATTTCGCAGCATTGGTCGTGCGGTTCCTGTACTTGACGTCGTGGCGACGCTTGTTGAACCGACCGATGGCGAAGCACTGACTGCGGTTCTTGAAGATCAGCGCGACTTACCTTCGGTGGCAGAGCTCTATTGCAACGACCCATTGCGTGATTTTCAGGTGGTCGGCGCATCGGTGCGACGCGATGCTGGACAAGGCACCGAAAGTCTCAGCCTGTCGGGTTCCATGGAACCGGGGCAGGCGAGTGCACTCGCAGAGGCTTGGATGGCGCGCCGCTATGCTGAGCGTCGCACTGCAAGTTTTTCACTGCCGTGGTCTGAAGCA